TGGATCGGATACCCGTCAACGACCTACGCCATTGCCGACACAGGGGATTGCGACACCACCGCCTGCGAATGGCGACTGGAAACGCCGCCATCTCGACCGGAGGTATCGGACTGCGTTGCTCTCCCCCACGACGCCCTGCCGCTGCCTGCGGGGGGGGGGTGCCGGAAGTGACGAGAGAGCCGCATGGAAATGGGTTTAGGTGGGGTGGCTGGGCTGCAGCTCAGGGGGTCCGCCGTGATCTCTACGCCATCGCCGCCGAACTCGGCCCCCAACAACGGAGCAACTAGGCCATGACAATCCAACCAACAGACGAAGAGCTTGAAAAGTCAGCAAATGACTTTATCCACGCGAATCAAGAAAAAGGGCAGGCTTTCTACTTCTCATCAGAGCTTCCTTACTTTTTGAATGAAGGCACAGGGCATGATCCGCTTATCGCGCTGCTCCGCAACGCATGGAATCAAGGGGCAACAGCAGCAAAAAAACGCGCAATGACTGCAGTGCTTGAGCCGCTGGGCGAAGGCTGCTCGACCGAAAGCGAGCTACTGCTGCGCCGTGCTTGGGATCGAGTGCGCCTCTCCTAGAGCCCCCGACACGCCATGGCTGATACCAACTGCTGCCCGATCTGTCAAAGTACACAAGTAAAGGTGGCCAGAAATGATCGCAAGCCTTATGGGCGATATAAACGCTTGGCTTGCTCTGCCTGTGGTTGCAAATGGACAGACAGAGAGCAAGGGGGAAACTGTAAACCAGCACCGCCGCCCAGGCATCAGTGCCCAGAATGCAGATCAATGGAAACAAGGATTACTGAGTCAAGGCCAACGGAGTATGGGCGAAGACAGCGGGTCGAATGCAAAAACTGCAAGTACTGATGGACCAATGTAATTGGCACAAAACTTAGCCCTAGGGCGCAAAAGCGCCGCGATGGCGAGCGTCTATCAATGAATGATATTCGGCTGATTCTGATCAGTAGTGGGTCCAGTCGGCAGGTAGGTCAAATCCTAAAGGTATTCCACGGGGTGATCGATGATGTACGCATGGGCAGGATTCACGCCGACAAGTTGCCAGAGATTCCGCGATGGAACAAAAAGACTTCAAAGCTGAGTTGCTTGAATTGCAGGTTTTGGGATACTGACTGCATTCGCCCCTGTCGGCTTGGCTGGCCTGATCCTGAAGAAGGCGGACCTAGCTATGCGAATGAATGTGGAGACTATGCCGCCAAGCCCTAGGGTTTTCTGCTACAGATCCGCAACCCACGCTCGATCAGCGGCCATGCTGCCCTGATTCCTAAGCATGGTGCCGTTCATCCCATCCATCAGCAGCACGTCAAATCCACGCTGCCAGGCTGACTTCATCCCGGCAAGATTCGGCACCAACGGCCAAGCATGATCAGTGTCCAGCACCTGCGGGCCACGGAACCCAGGCACACCACCAATCTGGGCGATGCTGCTGCCCTGTGGTGCAATCCAGTCGGCACCGGAGGCGACCATCCACGTCTCTTGCTTGCCCTTGCTGGGCCTGATGCCACGGGCATAGGAAACGCCTACGGGTTTGTTGGTGAGCTTCTTGACCAGTCCAACAACCCACCGCTGGAACCACCCCGTGCTGGTGGCCATGAGTTCGTTGCCAACCTCATAAATCACGTTGTCGTAGGGCTCAAGCGTCCGCACCGTGCGGGTGATGTGCCGCTGCTGGAGTTTGTTCCATGGCCCTTGCGTATGAACCTGATCGTGGCTGGCGGGACCTAGGCCATTGAACGGGTGCTGCTCCCATGCACGCGGGAAGATGTCGGGGATGCTGCCCTCGAACAGCACCACGCCGGTCACGATGTCCCGGCGCTCAGCCCTCTTGACGGTGCGCTCCAGCGCCCGGTAATACTTGCGGTTCAGGCTGCCGTCGTTGCGATATGGCCCATCCTGGATCTTGATCAGCCCCGGCGTGTTGCTGCCCCACAGGCTGTTTTCACCGACGAATCCCTTTGTCTCGATCGTCCATAGCCGGGTAAAGGGCCTGACGCTTTTGGATGGCTCAGGCAACGCCAGCTGCTGCAGGCTGATCCGTTCGCCCGCAATGCGCTGGACCGTGTTCCAAGTGTGTGATCCTGCCAGGCGCACCGGCCGGCCGTCCCAGGTGAAGCTGTCGCCTTTAATGCCGATCACAGTCAAGCCATAGCCTTTGGAGTAGGTCTATCGAGTGGCGTGACAGCATCAATCCGCGAGCAAATCCTAAACCGGATTCATACTGTGACGCTGCCTGGCATTGCGGAGGTAGGGCAGCGGATCTACCGGAGCAGGGCGCAGGCGATGAGCAGGAATGAAGCACCTGCGATCATCGTGAGTCCTGGCAACGATGATCCATTCAATGCACCACGGACTACGGGTGCGAGTATGGGGCGGCTGGATCAGACGCTGGCGGTGCTGATCGAGGTGTATGTGCGGGGTGATATTCCAGACCAGCTGGCGGATCCGATTGGTGTGCAGGTGCACCAGCGGATGATGGCCGACCGGACAATGGGCGGGTTAGCAAAGGATGTGCAGCCAGATGGATGGAGGCCACAGTATGAGGCGGCTGACCTGACAGCAGGGTGGTTTGGGTTCCAGTTTTTGGTGAAGTACAGGACGCTGGACAGTGACATCTCAGTGGCTCCATAGGCTGAGGGTAGATCCGGCACTAGCTAGGGATGGGCGAACCTTTCTACCCAATGAACCACGGCATCAGCGGGCGATACGTCTGCGGTGCTGATGGCGTGATGCGTCCCGAGGGTGAGGCACTGCCCGAAGCCGAGGCCAAGCCTGCTGCGAAGGCCCCGACCATTAAGACCACGGAGAAAAACTGATGGGCCTGTTGATCCGCAATAGCTTCATTCTTGCCAAGACCGAGAGCACTTACGGCACCGATTCAACGCCTACCGCATCCGATGCGGTGAAGGTGGTGAGTATTGAGGTGAATCCGATCACGGGTGATCGTGTGCAGCGGAACCTGCTTAAGGGGTTTTTGGGTGCTGATCGTGCACCGCTGACCAATGAGCATGTGGCGGTGACGATTACCTTTGAGTGGTCCGGTTCTGGAACTGCTGCGACTGCGCCACGATTTGCGCCATTGCTGCTGGCGAGCGGGAAGAATGAGACGCTGGGCGTTGAGATTACCGGCGCTGCGACTGCTGGCGGTGCCGGGAGCTTAACGCTGGCGGATCTTGGCGGCAGCAATCCTGCGAGCGATGCGTATGTGGGGTTTCCGATTGAGATCACCAGCGGGACTGGCAGCGGCCACAAGGGGATCATCGTTGCACACAATGGCAGCACCAGGGTTGTGACGGTGCTGCCGACTACTGCAGCGTTTACCGGCGGCGGTGATAGTCAGTATCGGATTTCAGCTCGATCGGTGTATCAGCCGATTTCGACATTTGGCGCCAATTCAAGCGCGACGCTGGTGTGCGTGAAGGATGCGAATGTGCACCGGATTGTTGGATTTCGTGGCAGCCCTGCATTGAGTGCACCGCTGAACCAGTATGGAACGTTCACGATTACTGGTGTAGGGCGTTATCAGACACCGGTTGCGAAGACGAGTGAATCGTTCAGTTATGGAGCACAGGCCGAGCCGCTGCCTGTGACTCCGAGCCATACGAAATCGCTGCAGTTCCAGGGGTATGGACCGTGCAGTGAAGGGTTTACGTTTGACTGGGCAAATAGCGTAAGTTTCAGGAGTTTGATCAACTGCACACCGCAGGCGCGGATAACGGACAGGCCGAATCCGAATGGTACGTTGACGATTGAGAATCCAGCTGTTGCGACGAAGAACTATTTTAGCAGCGCAGCGGATAATAGCGGCGCGAGCGATGGTGTGTTTGTTGTGCAGCAAGGCACTGTATCTGGCAACAGTTCGATTCTGTTTATGCCGAACACTCAGATCAGTGGTGATCTGAGTTTCCCTGATTCGGATGGTATCGACATGATGGGCATTCCGTTTACGGCACTGCCCAAGACCCAGAACGACGAAACCCGGCTGGTGTTCTTCTGATGATGAAACACCAAGACTGGGAGATCTGACCTTAAGTTACAACCCATTTATTTCCATTCCCCTGATTTAGTCCCATGTTCCATCTGTATCAGCCTGAGTTTATTGAGTGGCCGGTGAGTGTTGATTTACCGGCCAAGGGTGGCGTGAAAAAACCGTATCGGTTCACGGCACATTTCCGGGTGCTGGACGAAGAGGATTGTGATGCACTGCAGGCGCAGGAAGCGCAGATGGTGCTGGCAATTCGTCACCGGCTGGAGCTGCTGCAGGGGTTCAGCAAGGATGATCCAGAGAAGCCAGCGTTTGCCGAGCCGCTGCCGTGCACGTATGAGGATCTGGCGGATGAGGTGCTGTGCGGCTGGGGTGATGAGGTAGTGGGCCAGGATGGCGAGCCGGTGGAGTTCAGTGATGCGAGCAAGTCGAAGATGTATCGGGTGCAGGGTGCCGCGCAGGCGATTTATCAAGCGTGGCGCGAGAGTTTAGGGAAGCCGAGCGAGAAGAGTGCAGCGAAGGCTGGAGGGCTGCGGGCAAAAAACTGATTGATGCGGCGCGGTATCTGGCCGGCGCCGCAGATGATGAGGGGGAGGGCGATGATGCTGCCGAAGCGCGAGAGGTGTTTTTCGGCAGTGCCCCGGCGCCAGTAGATGATATGCCGAAAACGTTTGGCGTGTTGGCGACGAATGCAGAGGCATTGGGATGGTTTATGCGTCTGCAAACGCAGTGGCGTGTAGGGATGAATGGCCCGTACGGGTTGGATTATGGCGTATTCATAATGATGGCTAAAGACGAGGAAGTGAAGCGCGGCGATCGGGTGTGGATATTGGAGGATTTACGGTTGATGGAAAGGGAGTATTTGGCGGCTTTTAGACTGAAGCAGGCCAGGGCGAGCGGGGCGACATGAGCCGGATGAGCTTGGATACCGCCATCCGGCTGTCGGCCGAGGTGAAAGGCGGCGGGAATATCGACCGGGTGAAGAAGTCGCTGCAGGATCTGGGCAAGAACAGTCAGACCACAGCACGCGAGATCAGCACCCTGCGGGCCGCGACGTTCCAGTTCGCCCGCGCCAATGACAACACGATCGCCGGCATCCGCAGCAGCATCGGCGCATTCCGCGGCCTGCAAGAACAGGCCAAGATCGGCAGCCGCGAGTTTCAGCGGTACGGGGCGGAGATCCAGAAGCTGGAAGGGAAGCTGCGGGGGCTGGATGGGACGGCGGCAGCGGCGGGTGATTCGCTGGGCCGCAGGCTGGCAGCGGGCCTCGCCGGCAGCCTGGCCACCATCGGCGCCGGCAGGGCCATCGGCGGATCACTCAGCGCCGTGGTGGCGAGTGAGGAGTCAGAGCGGCGGTTGAGGTCGCTGTCACAGGGGCTCGACGATTACAGCCGGGTACAGGCCACTGCTACTGCAGCCGCGCAGAGGTTCGGCACTGCGCAGACGCAGACCAATCAAGAGTTCGCCCAGATTTACGCCAGGCTGCGGCCGGTTGGGCTAACGCTGGAGGAGATCAGCACGGTCTACAACGGATTCAACACGGCAGCGAAGCTGAGCGGCACCACGTCGGCTGAGGCCAGCGCGGCGTTTCTGCAGCTGAGCCAGGCGCTCGGCACCGGCGTCCTGCGCGGCGAAGAACTGAACAGCGTATTTGAGCAGACCCCGGCGGTGGTGCAGGGCATCGCCGAGGTGATGGGCGTGCCGATCGGCCAGATCCGCGAGCTTGCGAAAGAGGGCAGGATCACCGGCGACATCGTGCTGACTGCTCTCGGGCGGATCGAGCGCGACGGCGCCCCCAAGCTGGCTGAGGCG